TAGCTCTTCAAAGCTGATTTTGACTTTTTAAATAATTTTCCCATACATGGTGTCCTACTATTGTAATATATACTATTAGTTATTTATGTCTTATAAAGGAAAGTTTTCACCGAAGAATCCAAATAAGTACAATGGTAATCCTATAAACATTATTTATCGTTCTCTTTTAGAGCGAAGATTTATGGTTTATCTGGATAATTCACCTTCTGTATTAAAATGGAGTTCTGAAGAAATCATTATACCGTATGTCTCACCGGTCGATAATCGTGTGCATAGATACTTTCCTGACTTCTATATGAAGTATAAGAACAAACAAGGCGTCACAGTAGAAGAACTCATTGAAGTCAAACCCTTCTCACAATGCTCTCCTCCGAATCCTAAAAAGAGTAAGACTAAGACAGGTCGAACATCTAAACGATATTTAAAAGAAGTTCAAACATATCTTGTCAATGAAGCCAAATGGAAACAGGCTATGGTTTATTGTGATGATCGGAATTATGTTTGGAGAATTCTTACAGAAAAAGATATAAACATCTATTAAATGACATAAATAGTAATATGGCAACAGAAAGATTATTTGACAAATGGGAACAAGCGGCGTTTCGAGCTGGACTACAGGCTCGTACTAAAGCGTCCATGGCTTGGTTTCGTAAACAAGTAAGTAGTTCGAATGTATCAAGAAAATCTTTAGTGGCTCAAGGGCCTCGAAGATCAACTCAAGTGTATGGAAGTATGTATAATTTTACTTATGATCCAAAGACTAAAGGCGAGTTACCGTATTATGATAGATTCCCTTTATGTATTCCTATACAAAAAGCTAAGGGAGGGTTTCATGGTTTAAATCTCCATTACTTACACCCAGCTATTAGGGCGAAGTTCTTAGATAGTCTTCTAGACATAACTAATAATGATAAGTTTGATAGAACTACAAAAATGAAACTTACATACGCTTTTGTCAAAGGCCAATCAAGCTTAAGATTTTATAAACCATGTTTTAAACATTATTTAAGTAGTAACATAGGCGGCCCTTTATTACTTATAGAACCGGCCGATTGGGAAATAGCTATCTTCTTACCAACTGAATCATTTAGAAAAGTTAGTAAAGATACTGTTTGGAAAGAAAGTAGGAAACAATTCTAATGAATATAAATAGATTTATGGGTGCCCATATAGATGGCATGCCAAGAAACAACAAATTTGAAGTAGAAATTCATGGTCCACAAGGGATCAACAGTAGAGGTATTAGATGTACTACTATTAGTATGCCTGGCCGTCAAGTAACATCATCTGAATTTTCAGAATATGGTGGAGCTCCTATGTATAAGTACCCAAACAGGGTAGACTATGCTGGTGGTAAACTAGATATGACATGGATGTTAGATCACACTTTCGAAGATAGACAAAAAATGGAACTATGGCAAAGTTATATATATGACGAATCGTATGCTATGAACTATCCAGAAACTTATGAAGGGACTATGAAGATAACACAACTAGGTCAAGACAATCTACCTATCTACTCTGTAGAATTGTTTAACTGTTTCCCTGATAGTATCGGAGACATATCACTAGATGCGGCTGGTGGAGAGATACAAAAGTTTACAGTTAGTATGGCTTTTAGAAGTTGGGTTTCATCTTATGAAAATACACCTAGTGGATTACTTGGTGGATTGTTTAATAAATATAGCAGAAAACTAAAAAGTAAAGTTAATACAAAAATTGAAAATAAGCTATTTGGATAAATCATATATATAAGTGAGGAAATAAATTATGGCGTTACCAATACTAGAAGCAAATCGTTACACATGCGAGTTGCCAATCTCAAAACAAGAAGTTGAATACAGACCGTTCTTAGTTAAAGAACAGAAACATCTTTTAATCGCAGGGGAGAGTGAAGACCCCAAAGTTATTAATAAATCAGTTATTGATTTAATACAAGCTTGTGTTTACACCGAAATCGATTTAAAGAAAATCCCTATATCTGATGTAGAATATTTGTTTGTACAAATAAGAATAAAATCAGCAGGGGAAACATCTACTGTTACAATGCCTTGTACAAAATGTGAAGAACGAACTCAAATCGAAGTTGATCTATCTAAATTAGAAATGAATATGACTGTGCCGGAACCCCATATCAAATTAAATGATAAAATGGGTCTATACATGACATATCCTAATATGATAGATGTAGATGTAAATTCTAATGTGAGTGAAGCCGAACAGATTTTCGGATTAGTAGCCTCATGTATTGAAAGCATATATGACGGAGATGAAGTTTATACTAAAGATGATATGGATCCTAAAGAGTTAGGAGAATTTGTTGATAGTATGAATACAGATCAGTTCGCGAAATTGAATGAATACATGACTAATATTCCGAGACTTGAACATAAATTAAGTTTTGAATGTGAAACTTGTAATACACATAATGAAACTGTATTATCGGGGTTGACTGATTTTTTTTAATATCCCTCGCCCACGAAACTTTATATAATTACATGCATACTAATTTTGCGATGATGCAGAATTATTATTACAGTTTAGAAGAATTAGAATCAATGTTACCGTGGGAGAGGGAAGTATATGTAAAATTACTCATGAAACATTTGAAGGAAGAAAAAGAAAGACATGATGCGGAAAATCGTCGCATCAATAATTAAATAAAGGAAAAATAAAATGGAACAACAACAAAATTATAATGAAAGAAATCAAGTACAAATTGATCTCGTAGAATACGAAGCTAAGAATGCTAAGATAGGTGCTCTTAAAGACGAAATCCAAAAGATGAAAGATGCTAATGGTCCCAACACAACCGGTTGGTTGTGGTTAGCCCCCGAATACTTTTCAAGATGGAGAATATTCCCAAGAGCATTTATCACTATGTACATTTACTTACTATTCACAGCAGCTGATTGGTTCATGGCATTAGCCGATCCATCAGTAGCACAGTCAGGTTTAATATCTGTACTAGTCGGTGCTGGAGCTGCTTGGTTTGGTTTATATGTTAATTCAACTTCAACACAACACGAAGTAGTAGCTAAAGATTAATGAATAAGAAATTTTTTCTTGTTGGAGTAATCTTCGCCCTGCTGGTATCAGCATCTGATGTTTTAGCTAAAGGGAAGATTGACTTTGGTGGTAAACTTGATGATGGAGATTTATTTCTTCTTACAAGTCTACGCTATACATGGGAAACAAACGCTGAACACCGTGAAAGAGATATTGAGTTTAATTACAGATATCAAGATAAGTCTGATCAGACAACAACAAACAAAGGTCTAATACAACTCAAAGAAAGATACGAGTTCGCTGATAGACACTATGCTTTCGGGTTAGGTCGATATGACTATAATGAATTTCGAACTATTAACCACCGAACTCAAGTTAATGTTGGTTGGGGATATAAGATATTACGAACAGATAAGATTAAAATGAGTAATGAGTTTGCTTTGGGTTATTTGAATTCAGCTATGGATATGGATAATTCTAATTCAGTCAATGAATTTATTTACAGAAATAGTCTATGGTTTTTATATAAAGTTGCTCCGAAAATAAGTTTCTCGAATAAATACTTATATGAGGGGTCTGATATTCCTTTGACTCGAATAGAAACAACATTCAGTTATCAGATATTAGAGAATACACAAATAGCTATTAAGAACATCTATACAGAAGACCCTATAACAGATAACATAATATCCTTTAATATAGGATATAGTTGGTAAGAATACAATGCCTGAAATACAATTAAGTGAATTTTACATAGAGTTTATAGGATTTGTCCTAACACTTATTCTCGCATTGGGATTAAGAGATTGGGCTACATCTTTTATTAAAGGAATGAAGTTCAAATTGAACAAAGCTTTTAATGAAGGAGACAAAGTTATTCTTGATGGTTGTCCAGCTCTGATTGTAAAAATCGGTATGAGTGAAACAGTCTTTGGTGTATACGGAAAAGATGGATACACCTGGAGATATGTACCGAACGAAAGAATAGCGTTCTCTAAATTAGAAAAAATTGTTGATCCAGACTTACATAGAGATACAGATGAAGAAAAGGCTAAAAAATTAATCGACCAAATTCAGACTTCGAACATAAATACTAATAGTAAAGAAATTGAAAAGATTAAAAATGGTAAATAGATATGGCAGATGATCCTAAAAAACAGATGGCTAGCGATGGAAGTATTCGTGGAGGTTCTGGTCAATTTGTAAAGAAAAAAGATTTAGTTAAAGCATTAAAAGAATCTAATAAAGAGACTAATAAAGAGTCTAGAGAAGCTAATGCCACAGCTAAGATGGAGTTAGATGCTACTTTGTCTAATACACAACAACTCATTGATAATGCTACTCAAGCCTCAATGATCTCAAAGGAAAAAGAACGGGCCGATAACTTTATAAAGGCTGCAGCGGATAAACAAGTCGCTATTCAAAGTGGTGAATATGGATTTAAGGGTCTATTCAAAAATGCTAAAGAGAATATAAAGCAGGGATTGATGATGGACAAAACTTTCTCTGAAGGTTTTGCTGAAGTGGGTCAAGCCTTATCACAAGACTTACAGTTTTTAGGATCCATGCTTTCTCCTCTTACAGCTATTCCTGGAGTTAGTACAGCATTAACATTTCTAAAGTTTGCTGGTGGTAATCTATTAAAGTTAGCCACAGTAGAAGGAAGACTCGCGGCTAAGACTTGGATAGCTC